AGCTAAAGCCGCCGTTGCATTTGCGGTTCTGTAATAAGGCGAAAGCATTGTTGCCGTATCGCTATACTTTACAGCCGTTGCGCTTTTTTGATATGGGCTTAACATTGCCGCGGTATCCGAAATATTCAATTTCAAGGCTAAAGCCGCTGTCGCATTTGCAGTTCTATAATATGGACTTAACATGCTAGCGGTGTCAGTATATTTAACCGCTGAATAAGATTTTTGATATGGACTTAACATATTTGCAGTATCCGAAATGTTAACTTTTAAATTAACTTTTGAATCCACCGCGGTTTTATTATAATACGAAGACAGCATATTTGCAGTATCCGAAATATTTAATTTTAAGGCTAATTTAGCGTCCGTTGCTGTTTTGTTATAATATGCCGACAACATTGAAGCGGTGTCCGTATATTTAATGTAAGGTGCCAAAGATGGCAAGTTTGACGTCCTAGCATAAGGCGCAAGCATATTTGCAGTATCGGAAATATTAAGCTTAAGGGCCAATTTAGAGTCAATAGCCGTTTTGTTGTAATAAGCCGATAAAAAAGCCGCTGTATCCGTGTATTTAACTAAATACGGTAAATAACCAACCGACAACCATTTGCCGGTCGTGTCCAATTTCCTTAAATAAGGAATTAGCATATTTGCGGTATCCGTATATTTTACGCGCGCATCAATTCTATTGCTTAATGATGTTGTGTCCAACCCGGTTTTAGGTGCTAATCTTAAACGGCCGTTTTGGTCCACGCTTAAAACGCTGTCTAAAGTCGAATTGTTTTTGTATTTAGCAAAAGTTAAAGAATCCGTGTACTTATACTTACCCGTGATTACGGTTTGACTTTTCGCCAAAAATGGGAGCAATACTACTAAAAATATTAATATTCTTTTCATTATAAAGTTACCGTTTGCGTGTATAAAATAAATAAGATTTCGCCCGCCGCCAATGGGTCAACACCAACTAAAGTGATTGTTCCCGTTACGCTATCAAAAATAAATTCTGATTTCTTAAGCGGTTTAATTTCCCTTTCAATTTGTTGAACATTCATTCCTTGCAAGTCAACAATAGTGATTACAGTTTCGCCGCCTTGGGCTGTGTAATCCAAAGACATTGGTTTTATATACATAGAAGTTCCGCCCGGCGGGTTTACGGGTTGAGGATTGACCGGCAATACTGACGGGTTTTCCGTACCTAATATTTGAAAATAGTTATTATTATTTATTCCAAAAGATGTGGCATAAGTAATCCCACCGCTTGAAATTTTAGTATAAACGCTTTGGTCCGCTACTAAATTTTCATCCCACAATAAAGCCTCATTTGAATAAGGCGCCGTGTCAGGGGTAACATTGTTATCCTCTAATAACTTAACGTAACTATCTAATGAACCGTAAGTATTTAAACAAACGTCACTAAAAGATTGTCCACTTATGCAATTATATGTTAACATTATAAGGTTGCGTTTGGATTAATAATGAATTGACCGCTTGGCGACAAAGTGATTGACGGATTGTTTACCGTGTAGCCGTCCGATTGTAAATTAAGCCTTAATTGCTTTGATAATTCCTGAATCTGTGCCGCTCCTTTCTGCCATGCTCCAATACCGACCCCATCTTGCGGGTTTTGTTTCCACCATCCCGGGAAAGCGTTTATCGTATCAATGATGTGTTGCTCATCGCTTATGGCAATAACAAAATCGCCATTTTGAACTAGGCAATCATTGTTTACTAAGTATATGTCTTGTCTATATGCCATGAGTAATTTTATTATTTTCTATGTCCGCTTCAATTGTAGGGGTTAAAGACCCATTAACTATTGACGTTGTTGGACTTGTTGGGCTTCCAACCGATACAACCCCGTGCGTATGTGCGTTAAAATTACTAATTAATTCATTCACTTTGTTTTCTAAGTTGTTTAATTTTTGCGTCAACGCCCCGCCTTTTACTAATCCATTCAAAGAACCGTCATTTAGCGTTATGCTTCCGTCGTTCAATATTTCAATACTTGAATCCCCCACTTGTAAATAAGCGCGGTCAATATCGGAATATAAAGCCACAAATGGGCTTATTTGCGTTGAATAAGCTATAACCACAGTCGAACCAACAACCGGAATCAATAGCCAACCATCGCACGAAGCGGCTTGTAAATTAACAGCCGGTAAAACCATTTGGTCATCAATGGTAACCGTACATGTATTGCCTTGGATACTCTGAACAATACCGACAGACAATTTAACTTTGTCTTCCTTGAATGTTCCGGTAACCTTTTGAATTGCGGTTATAATGTGGCGGTCACTCATAATAATTTGTAATCTAAGGTTATTATTTGTCTATGTCCGGCAACGCCTCCGGTATATTCAACGGCTTTAACGTTATAATATCCGTTTCGGTCCGGCATCCTAGCATCTTCAATATATATTTTGTCCCCTATTTTTACGTAAGGATGTGCAAAAGTTGTGAACTTGCCTTTAAAACCTGAATAATAATACTTTTTAAGGGTCGCAGTTCCTAAGTCTGCCAATGTCTTAGCCGTAACGACTTTACTTGCTAAATAAGCGTCTTTTTGACTAGGGCTTAACAATGCCAAAGCTTCTTCATCCAAAGTGGACGGGAAAAATAAAGTTCGACGCTCCCCCTCTACATTTGCGGGTAAATCTTCCCCCTTTTTCTTTTCTACATACGAAAAAGTACCATCCGGATTATTGTAAACCAATACGGATAAATGTTCTTTTTTTGTTTTTACTTCCCCTTTTTTATTGTAGCCATTTGATACCGTGTTAATAGATTGAACCACGGCCGACAACTTAACGTCATCTTTTCTTTGCCAATCTAATTCATCGCTAATAATATTTCCTTGGAAAGTAAATTTATAAACATCCGAATTAGGTGTAATTCCGGCGTATGGGTCAAAACCTAAAATCAATTTATTGCCAACAAAAACGCTTTCTATATGAAAATCCTTTCTTATTCTTATTAAAAATTGCGCGACTGTTTCATTTTCTATTATAATACTTCCGACACTTATTGCCGCGGTTGTGTCTACTGTTAAACCCAATGGCGTTAATAAACTAGAAAGCAATTCTTGTAAAGGCTTACTAGCCGGCCAAAGCTGACGCGGTATTGGCGTTTGCTTAAGCAACCACATGTTATCCTCACACTCCAATTGAATTGGTTTTTTAGAGGTAACCTTTGAAATATAACCTTCAAAAACTTCGATAGGTTGTGGCGTTGTTTCTATGTAACCATATTTTATCGTTACCTTATCCCCTCTTTGAAATAAGTTGTCAACTTGAACGCTCGATTGTATACCGCCCAATGGTTGCCTAACCCCGTTTGCATCTAATACGTACACATTTTTTGGGAACGTTATTTTGCAATCGTTCGTTAAGTCTACCCACGAAGTCTTAACGCTAAATTCGTTGCAAAAATTAAAAGAAAAGATTTTGGACCTTCCATTTGCCTTTTGCTGAATTATTATTTCGGTTACGGGCCTAAACATTTGTCATTAATTCTTTTAATTCAATTGGAACGTCTGAAATTGCGTTAATTGAAAACATTTGATAACTTATTCCGCCTTCCATTTGTGGCAAATTATAATTTTCAACAACTATTTGGCTAATCCCTAAATCATTAAGCCACCAAGCCGTCACGCCTTTTGATACCGGAGCGTCTAACCAAGCTTTTAAATTAGCTACGGTTGCGCTTGGATAACCTCCATTTGTGCCGGTTATCATTCCGTTAATAGTTATTTTTGCGTCATCCTTACCGATATATTCTTTTACTGAACCATCGCGGCCCTGAATTTCTGTTTTTACAATTCTGATAGGTTGCTCAATTGTTATTAATACCGTTTCTAATACAATATCATTTGCCGATGGCGTAATTGTTTTACCTAAAAAATCCACATAAGGGTCGATGGCGTTTAATACTAAATTACTATATACCGGATTTCCTAAACTCGATGTTCCTATTTCCGGATTTTTAGTATTTGCCGCCGGGATTGAACCATCGTAAGGGTTATTCTGTTTAGCGTTAATGATTGCGACATTATGTAAATTATAATATCTAGCAACTTTTAAAGCCGCACCCGTAAGATTAAATCCACCCTGATAATTAATTAAACTCATATTTATACGCTTGTATGGACTTGGAATTCATTTACTGACCTTAACAATGCGTTAGCGACCATCTCTTCGACTTGGTTTGCACCTTCCTTCATTGTTACTGTACTAACTTTAAATGATTCAATAAGTTTTCCTATTGAAACGTTTATAGTTGTGGATTGCTGACCCTTTGCACCTTTTGGCGAAATGTCTTTTCCGGCCGCTCCCGTTTCCCCCGGTGCGCCTACAATACCAACTTTATTAATCTTACCCTCTTTCTTTTTTTCCTCTTCGGTTTTTGCAAAGTCTTTTAATCCCGCCGCATATCCTTCCTTCGCCGCTGTTCCTATTCTAGTTGCCGCATTTCTTACCGCTCCGATTGCTTGGTCCGCACCTGACGCAATCATTTTAGGGTCAAAAGTAAGTATACCCATGATGGCTTTGCCTAATCCGGTATATACATCGACGACAATACTTGCAAATTCTTTTAATACGGCCCATGTAGCCCAAAGGCCGGCCCTAAACGACGCAACTTTTTCGTAAGCGTAAACAATGGCCGCAACCATGGCCCCAATTGCAACAACTACAATCCCGATAGGGTTTGCATCTAAAGCCGCATTTAATAACCATTGGGCCGCTGTCCAAATATTTGTTGCTATTGCCGCCGCATTTACAACTAAAGAATAAACGCCATAAACTCCAATTGCAACGCCTACGCCAATTGCAACCGCTTTAACTAATTCTTTATGTTCTTTTAAATATTCAATAAATGATTTCAAATTTTCGCCCGCTTTTACAAAAAAGCTTCCGACAGCTTCCAAAGCCGGCTTTAATACTACTAATAATTCCATCCCGGCTTCGCCCACGGCCATTTTAAACGCGCCCATCATTTTATTGAATCTAAACATTGGGTCCGCGTCGGCCGCCGCTTTTGCTGAACCGCCAAACTCTGTTCTTAATTCCTTCATGATTGCCGCTTGCGCTTGTGCAGTATGGCCACTACGAACCATATTTTTAATCATTTCAGTTTGTGCTTCATTGAAGTTAACACCGACACGACGTAACGCGGTAACTCCCTTAATAGGGTCTTGCAATGCCTTACCTACCTGAATAGCTGAACTCTTAAGGTCCTGACCTAAACGGGTTGACATATCGGCTATGATTTCACTTGCCGGGGTAAATGATTCTTTTGTAACTGATGGGAACGTCAATAAAATTGATTGCATTTCCAAAAGCGCCGACCTTGAATAAGGTAATTGAGCGGCTAAACCTTTTGCGCTTTTTTGTACGTCGTCAAAAGTTAATCCCGCCGCGCCTTTTGTAGAAACAAGGCCCGCTTGAACTTGTGCGTTAGCTTGTTCCAATTG